CTACCCGGTTGGCTCGGAGGGCGGCGACAAGGACGACTCGCCTTCGCGCGAGGCTCCGAAACGGCTCAACGGCGGTGGCCGCCCGCCGACGGCAAGCGGCTTCAGCCGTCGCGGCACCGGAACGACTTTCCGGCTCGATCCGATGGCGCGCGACTACCTCGAAAGCGAAGGGCTCCTGCATCCGCAGGGCCTGAATGATGCGCAGAAGGCTCGTCGCGCCAAGCTGCTCAACGACTGGCAGACCGGCATGCAGAGAATGCGGCGCGGCGAGGTTTAACGGAACTCACGAGCGGGGGCTCACATGGTCAATTACATGAAGAACAAGGGGAACCCGGACGATCAGGTTCCGCACGGCACATCGTCCGAGAAGCCGCCAGAGGACGAACGACTCAGCGACCGCGAGGACTACAAGCGCGCGGAAGAGGGCTACGGCGAGCACGAGATGACGACGGCCCAGCGCGAGCGCGCGGCTGAGATGACCGATCCCGAGCGTCGCCGGGAAATCCAGAGGAAGTGGTCCGAAGGAACGCTGCCAAATCTGCCCAAGAAGCAGGGCTGGCATAGCTGCTGGGTGTCGACGACTCACCCGTCGGACACCCCGCTTCGCCGCAAGCGGTTCGGCTACCGCTTCATCAACTACGAAGACCTCGCCCAGTACGGCTGGGCGGCTGACATCGACGCCATCAAGGATGGTCACTTCGCCGGGGCGGTCATGTGGCGCGAGCTGATCGCCATGGAATGCACCAACCAAGAGTATGAGTCCTACATGCGCGAGTTCCATCTCGACCAGCCCAGCGAGGCGGTCGAGGGCATCTTCCAGAACCTCGATGAGACCAACGAGCAGGCCCGCCGCAAGGGTGGCCGGATCACCTTGGAGGAGGACATGGCCGATCTCCGCAAGCGCATGCAGCGGCCCCCGGCTTACCAGTTCGAGAACTAGGTCAAGGCCTTTCGGAGTGGCAATAACCGCTCAAAATTAAGAGTTGGTTTTGACCGGCACTAATCGAGTCGTCGTAAAGGGGGGCTTTCTTGCAAGGGTTTCTACGCCCTGCAAATCCAGCAAAATCAGGCTTTTGACCGGTTAGTTGTGCAAGCAGAGAATCGAGTCGTCGCTACCCGGAGAATACCCCCCTTCCTGTTCTCCGGGTTATTGACGGCTCGGGTGGGCCGGGCTTAGTCTCGGCCCACTCTCGTAGGAGGTTGCCGCTCGCGCGGCCGGAGTCCTTGTAGCCAGTTGGTTCGGGTTTAAGCGCGCGGGGTCTGGGTGTCGGAACGGGGTAGGCGAACGTCCACGCTTGTCGTGGCCCGTGCCTAGTCGTCCACATCAACCACCGGGAGACCCCCATGACCGCCACTGCGCAGCCGCAGGGCCTTGTGCCAGCCCGGCATCCGTCGGGCACCATCCGCGTCGAGAATCAGATCGACGGCGTTGCTTCCGCCTACACATCCAACATCTACCACGGCACCCCCGTGATGCGCGGCACCGACGGCACAGTGGTCGTCGCCGCTGGCGCACCCGCCCCGATCCTTGGAGTCTTTCAGGGGTGTGAGTACACCTCGGGCAGCAAGCGGTTCCTCCTGCCCTACTTCCCCGCCAACACGGTCTACGATGCCGGGTCGATGATCGCCAAGTTCACGGCCGATCCTGACATCATCTACGAGGGCCAGTCGGTAGGCCCGGTGCTCGCCGTCGACATTGGCGGCTCCTGCAACATCGGCGCGGTCAGCGGCAACGCCATTGGCTACTCGACACAGGCGTTGAGCGCCCCGACCGGCGCGACCGCCGGCAGCTTCATCATCGTCGGCATCGCCCCCTACGACGACAACAGGGCGGGCGATCTCTTCACCAAGGTGCTGGTCAAGATCAGCACGCAGGTGGTGCCGGTTGCCTTGATGGCCGGAGCGCTGAGCGACGAAGAGCAGGCGGCTCGCGACGAGGCGATGAAGAAGTTCGACGAAGACCTCGCCCGGCAGGCAGAGGACCTCAAGCTCGCCGAGCAGCGTGCGGCCGAGGACGCAGAGCGCGCCAAGAACCGCAAGGAAGAGGACGCCCGTCTCGCCAAGGAACGCAAGGATGCTGCAGACGCCAAGGCCGCGCAGCAACCCGCGCCCGATCCCGTACCGCAGCAAGGGGTTCCGTACCCCACGCAGCCATCCGCTTAACGCCAGAAGGGTAGGAGAGTCCGATGGCTGTCCCGATGAATAGCACCCAGTTCAGGGTGATTGTTGAACCGATCATGAACGATCATTTCGACGGCGTGTATACGCAGCGAAAGGATGAGTACAAACAAATCTTCACGACCAAGCCCGGTACGCCGCGTGCCTATCACGAGGAGCCGGTCATGTTCGGTCTGGGGTCTGCGCCGCAGATGCCCGACGGAACAGGCGTGCAGTACAAGCAGGGTGGCGTGTTATTTAACAAGCGCTACGTGTACCGGCAGTACGGCGCGGCGTTCGCCATGACGAAGGTGCTCGTCGAAGACGGCGATCACATCAACCTCGGAAAAATCTATTCCGAGCAGCTTGGTCAGGCGATGGTCGAGACCGAGGAGACCTACACCGCCAACGTGCTGAACTTCAGCTTCACCAACTCAGCGCCCTATCTGGGCGGTGACGGCGTGTCGCTGATCAACAGCGCGCATCCCATCGTTGGCGGGACCTTCTCCAATGTGTTGCCGACCCCGGCGGCCCTGTCGCAGACCAGCGTCGAAGCGATGCTGATCCAGATCAGGAAGTCGGTCGACAACGACCAGAAGAAGGTTCGCATCAACCCGGAATGCCTCGTCGTCTCGCCCGACAACGAGTTTCAGGCCGAGGTGATCACCAAGTCGGCACTGCGCACGGGCGGTTCGTTCGCCGCCAACGACATCAACCCGATCATGTCGCTGAAAATCTTGCCAAAGGGTTTTTGCGTCATCACCCGGCTCACCTCGCCGACGGCGTGGTGGATTCATACTGACGAGCGGATGGGCCTGCAGTTCCTCACCCGCCGGATGGCCCAGAAGAGCATGGAGGGCGACTTCGAGACCGACAGCATGCGCTACAAGGTCACGAGTCGTTGGGACGCGAGCTGGACAAACTCGCGGACCCTCTACGGGACACCCGGAGCGTGAAGCGTTCTGCGCGGTAGAACCTCTCGTCGCGCGAACAGCGGCACGGTGGGCCGGGTCTAGCAGTCGCCCGGTTTGCCGTGCCGCACCCCTTTACTGAAAGACGAACGCCATGTTGAAATCTGACATCGCTCGGTTTCCGATGGGCGCTCCGCTAATCTACAGCATGATGTCCGACGATTTTCACGGGTTCACCGCTGCCAATTGGACACTGACCGGCGCGGGAGCGGCGGCGCATTCTGCGGGAGCGGACGGCGGCGTGATCGCGTTGTCTACGTCGGGGACCATCAACACCGAGCAGTCGATGGCGTTCGGTGCACCCAACCTCACGATCACACCTGATATTACCAAGGACTTGTTTGTGGCCGCGCGGGTACAGTTGGACGACGTGGTCAACGGCGGATTTTTCTTCGGCCTGTCGTCGGCGACCGGTGTGCCCCTGACCACGCCGCCGACCAACGGCATCTATTTCCGCAAGCTGACCGGGACCGATACCGGGCAGATCACCGTGCGCGTTGCCGGGACCAACACCTACAATGTCGATTTGCCGGTCGTCGCCAGCACCACTTGGTACGATCTGGTGATCGCCTACACCGCCGATGACGGCGCGCTGCGCGGTTATGTCGGCAATGGGGCGGTGCGGGTTGCCACTTACCCGACGGCGCTCACGCTGGGCAGCTCGCCGTTGGGTCTTGTCTTCGCGGTCCGCAATCAGAGCGCGGCGATCCGCACCCTGCTGATTGACAACTACTTTGTGGCGAAGGCGCGCTAACGGGAGTCGTCCATGACCTCGGCCAGCACTTCGGGTCAATTGCGTCCCTTCACGGCCCGCGAGCTGATCGAGGAGGCGACGAGTCGTTGCGGTATCAACCAGACACAGCTCACGTCGGAGATCATCGAGAAGTCTCTCGATCAGCTCAACATGATGTTTCCGGCGATGCTCAATCGCGGCATCCAGCTCTGGAAGCGCCAGCGCATGATCCTGCCGTGCTATGAAAACGAGCGGCGCATCAATTTGCCGGAAGGCGTCAACGTCGCCAGCAAGGTGACGCGGCGCAGCCTGATGCGGGCGGCTCACGGCACGCCCTTCGTCGATGAGGCGGCCGGTGATCCTGCCGCCGCTTTTGACGGCGACTTCAACACCTCGTGCAACCAGACGCGCACCAACGGCAAGATTGGCATGCTGTTCGATCAGGGCGTTCAGGTCACGACGTTGGGCGTCAAGTTCAACATTTCCATGGAGCTGAGCTACTTCCTCGAATATCTGCACGACGATGGCCTGACATGGATCGCCATCGAAGGCGTCACGGGCGTGACCCGCGTTGGCCAGTGGGTGTGGACCGACATTGATGGCGCACCGAGCAGCAAGGGCTGGCGGATACGCGCCTCGGTGCCGATAGGTCCGGTCCAGCTGCCGGTGACGATGGACGTGCAGGAGGTCTTCTTCGGTCATACCCCGAGCGAGATCAACATCGAGCCGTGGAACCTCGATGATTACAACTCGATGCCCAACAAGACGGCCCCCGGACGAGTCGTCAATTACTACCAGCAGCGCAACCTTGATGCGCCCTACCTGCTGGTCTGGCCGGTGCCCGATGCCTCGGCCAAGTTCGATCAGATCATCTGCTGGGCGCAGGAGTATCTCGACACGGTGTCCGAGCCGACGCAGGCGCTCGATGTGCCGCGTCGCTGGTACGACGCCATTACCGCCGAGCTGGCGCGTCGACTGTGCAGATCGCTGCCCGAGGCCGATATGAGTCGCTACTCTATGCTGAAGGCCGAGGAGATGGAGGCGCTTGCGTTGGCGGTTGCGGAGGAGCGGGATGACAGCCCGACCAACTACGATATGGGTCTTTCCCAGTACACCGCATAGGAGTCGTCGATGAGTGGGAGTACCGCCAAATTCCTCGACACACGCGGTGCCAGCACCTTGGGCATCGGCACCTGCGACAGGTGCAATACCAAGCGCTCGCTGACCGAGTTGATGTCGGACGGCAACGCGTCAGGTCTCAAGGTGTGTCGAGACCCGGCCGAGGGATGCCTCGACAAGTACGATCCCTACCGTATGGCGACTCGTCGGCCTGACCCGATCACTTTGCCGTTCTATCGGCCCGACCAGCCGCTGGAGCCGCCGACGTTCGATACGGCTGACGTCTGGCTGCGAGACGGCTGATGGCCACCCCTCCTGCCCCGACCGGGATGAATTTCGACAATCTCGTCAAGACACTGCGCCAGTACACCGAGCGCGGCGGCGGCAGTGACGAGTCGGTCGATTACCAGATGCCGTTCCTCATCAATCGCGCCGAGCGCTCACTCGCTGACCGGCTGAAGATTCAGGGGTATCGCTATGTTCTTACAGCCACGGTATCGCAGGCCCAACCCGTTATTCAAAAACCTGAAGGATGGCGTAACACCGTCTCGATCAATATCGGCACCGGTCCCCAAAAAAATAATCGCCGGACACTCCGCTCTCGGGGCTACGAGTATATTCGTGCGCTCTATCCCAACGATACCTACCTCGACACGCCTGTCTTCTATTGTGACTACGACCAGCAGCACTGGCTCTTTGGACCGACCCCCGACAATGATTATCCCTTCGAGGCCGTCGTCTATCGGCTTCCAGACCTTCTCGGGGAAAGCAATCAGCAGAACTACCTGACGCAGTTCGTGCCCAACATGCTGCTGTACGAATGCCTGAAGGCGCTGGAGCCGTTCATCAAGAACGACCAACGCATGGGTATCTGGCAGGCACTGGCCGCTGAAGAATTTGCCGCTGTGAACACGCAGGACATGGCCAAGGCCACCGACCGCGCCCAGCTCAGGAGCACGTCGTGAACACCTACACCAACGTCTTCGGCGGTGAGAACATCAATCCTGCCGATCTGAGCTACAAGTACTACGATCTCGATGCGCTTGGTCTCGCCGAGGTCAGTCTGCAGTGGCCGTTCGAGGCACTGGACGGCAGTCACGTCGCTGCCGACAAGATCGACGTCAAATCGTCGGCGTCCAGCCGGTCACTGATCCTGCCCGACGCGACCTTGGTCAGTGTCGGCGAAGACATCCTGTTCAACAACATCGGTGCGCAGTCGGTCGCGGTTCGCGATTACAACGGCGCTCCTGTCGTTTCCATTCCACCGCTGAGCACCGCACCCGGCGCACCCGGCGCGCAGTGGTACATCTATCTGGTCGATAACTCGACCCCGGCAGGTGTTTGGCGAGCCGTCCAGATGGGCGCGGCGACGTCGGTCGCCAATGCCAGCGGTCTTGCCGGATATGGCTTGCGTTCTACCGATGTTGGACGACTCGATCAGAATTTCCTGAAGTCGAGCTACAGCAGTGGCAACTACACCTTCGCCTTCACCGACCGGGCACAGGTGTTCCGCAACACTGGCGGCGAGTCCATCCACACGTTCCCTTTGTCGGCGGCGCTTGGTCCGCCGAGTATTTCGGCAACCGGCAACGGCTGGTTCGTCATCGAGATCAACGCAGGCGGCGGCAATGTCATTCTGACGCCGACTCCGCCCGAGCTGATCGACAATGCCGCCAGCAAGACTCTGAGCCCCGGCGAATCGTGCGCCGTCTACTGTTACGGCGGTGGCTTCGCCACGATGGGCTACGGACGACTCGTCAGCTCGAACGTGACGGCTATCAACATCGATGCATCGGGGACCGGCGACCTTACGCTCAACGCGACGCAGGTTGCCGCGCAGGTCCAGAACTACACGGGAGCGCCGACCGCGCCGCGCGCCATCATCTATGGTCCGGGTGACGGCTACTGGTTCGTCCACAACGGCACGACGATCCCGCTGCAGTTCAAGGGTGCGACGACCGACTCGACGATCAGCATCGTCAACCCCAGCAACTTCTCGATACTGCGCAGCAACGGCGGCGCACTCGATGTCGCCTTCAGTGCGACCAGCGGCACGGTAACGAAGATCGAGGGAACAGCCGACCAGATCGTGACCAGCCCGCCGACACCGGGCGGCATCACCTCGGCGGGCAGCATTGATCTGTCGACCATCGCCGGTCTTTCGCCGGGCTATTACGGCGGCGTACCGCAGCCGGTTCTTCTGGCCACGGTCACCGGGTCGATTGCCCTGACAGTCCTCACCGTGACAGCGGTGACCAGCGGCACACTGGCGATCAACCAGCGGATTACGGGCACCGGCATCGCTGCTGACACGTACATCAGTGCGCTGGGCACCGGGACGGGTGGTGTCGGCACATACACCGTCAGCATATCGCAGACGGCGGCCAGCACCGCGATACAGGCTTTCTCGGTGCCCATACCTGTCACCAAGATTCCTAAAATTCGGCTCGATGACCGGGGTCGCGCGCGCGAGGCGGAGAACGTCGACATCTCCATCACCAGCGCGAACATCATCGATCTCGACGCACTGTTCTCTTTCCTCGTGCCGACCAGCACCATGATCCCGTATGCCGGGAACACCCTGCCGCCAATCGCCAATACGACGACTGGTTTCAGGACATGGTTGCTGTGCGACGGCGCGGTGGTCGACAAGACGCTGTACGCCAATCTGTGGAAGGCCATCGGTGTCACCTACGGCGTGGCAACAGGTGGCAACGATCCGGCCAATCCGGCGCATGCCGTTGGCACCTTCACCCTGCCCGATACGCGCGGGCGCGTGATGGCCGGGCTCGATCCCGGCGCAGGTGCGGGTGCTGGACGTCTCACTTCGTCGTGGTTCGTCGGTGGCCAGAACCCCGCTACGCTGGGCGCGGTTGGCGGCGCACAGTCCGAGTCCGCACCTCTCGGCACAGGCATTAGCATCACCGGTATTGCGCAGGCAGGTATTCCGGGTGCCACCATGGCTGGCTCTATCAACCATGAAGCTAATCGGTACTCGGCTGCGACGGAGTATAATCGTTTCGTTAATACGTCGGGCAGCGGCGGTGGCAGTAACTTTGAATTTCCCAACAAAGACCACGATCACCAGTACAACATTCACGGCGTTGGTGTGCTTGTTAATGGCTACGCGATAGTCAGCGGCAATCTCGTTGCTGGCTCCGCTGCGGGAAGTCAGCACAACGTCCAGCCGACCTTGATCACTCGCCACATCATCAAGACCTGAAACGATGGCGCAGGAACCCCGACAGGTCTCTTCTTCGCGACCGCAGCTCATGCTGTCACAGGCGGGAGTTGGCCGTGACGGCACACGCGCGGCGCAGAAGAGCTACATCGACGCGCTGTGGTGCCGCTGGTATCAGGGTGTGCCACGCAAGATGGGTGGCTACGTCGAGCAGCTTCGTGGCGTCAACGGAGTCGTTCGCGCCATCGACGTGTTCAGCAACGACGGCTACAGCTACGTCCATCTCGCCACCGGCAACGCCATCCAGCGCTACGCCATCGACATCACGTCGGGGGCGAATACCGGCCTGTTGACGCGCACACCGGCCGGGTATCCCACCAACCGCGAGTTCAACTGGCAGTTCAGCCAGTTGTTCGATATCCCGACTGACACAACGATGATCTTTGCCTCGGGAACGCCGAGCGCAACATCTATCACCACGTCGTCCGAGCATCCGGTCTATTACGGCGACATCACTGGCGTCGAGCCCCTGATACCAATTTCCGATGGCGTGCTGTTCACCGGGGCGATCAGCGGAACGACTCTGACGGTGACAGGCGCATCCAATACGACCTTGGTCGAGGGCGATGTGATCTACGGCGCGGCACCCGGCACGGTGATCGTGGCGATGGCTCCGATTGCGCCCTACACCGGTACGGGTGGCAATGGCACCTACGAGGTCAGCATCTCGCAGACCGTCGCGGCAACTGCCATGACGGCCCATCAGGTGCGTTCCTCGGGTGGCTGCTGCGCCGTGCCGCCTTACCTGTTCCTCTACGGCCACGACGGCATCGTCAGGTGGAGTTCGACGGCCAGTCCGACCGACTTCGAGAGCGAGGGAACCGGCGATGCGCGCCCGGTGGGCGACAAGATCATTCGGGGCATGCCGCTGCGCGGCCAGTCGGGTCCGGCAATCATCATGTGGTCGCTCGGCAGCGTGATCATCGGCTCGTTCGTCGGCCAGCCTGCCTACTGGGACTTCACAACCGTCACGACAAACTCCTCGGTCTTGTCGTCCAACGGGTTCGTCGAGCACGAGGGCATCTACTACTGGGCGACCACCAGCGGCTTCGCGCTGTTCAACGGCGTGGTGCGGGAGATGCCCAACGTCGACAACAAGCAGTGGTTCCTCGACAACTTGAACTGGCAAGAACGCCAGAAGGTGTTCGCCTTCAAAATTCCGCGCTGGAGTGAAATCTGGTGGTGCTTCCCTTTCGGCAATGCGACCGAATGCACGCACGCCGTCATCTACAACTGGGCGGAAAAGAAGTGGTACGACACCGTGCTGCCCAATGGCGGGCGTTCGGCGGGCCACTACGAGTTCGTCTACCACCACCCGATCATGGCCGGGATTGTGCCCAACGAAGACACGGCAGGCGGCACCAGCATGTGGCGGCACGAG